GAACGCCTCGAAGACCACCGGGCCGAGCAACAGCACTGACATGCTCAGCGCCCCTGCAACGCGCCGGGCCAGGCGGCGCTCATGGTCGGATCGAATGCCGTGCAGCCGCCCGACGGACCGGACACCGCGCGCGCGAGGGTATCCGACATCCAGTGCCCGACCCGCGCACCGTCCAGAAACACATCGCCATGCGTCGGACCACCCTGCTGGCTCGCACTTTGCGCCCCTTCGGCGCGTGGCAAAGGCGCTAGGCTAGTCAACGATGTTTGCGCAGGCGGCATTGCCGGCGCGGCGAAGCTCTGGGTCCCGGGGTCGGCATCGGGCCACCCGGCCGGTGACGCCGGATCGGGAGGCGCATTTGCGCCAGCGGGGCGGCCGAACCCGGCATCGACCGCTTGGGCCGGCGGCCGGGACGACGTTGCGTCGGTGCCGGAGGCCACGGAGGGAGGTCCGACCGGCGCTGGCGCAAATGCCGCGTAGTCGATCGGCGCCGGCGTCGCGATCGTCCTCGCCGCCGACGCGTCGCCTGGAACGGCATCCGGCGGCGGCGGCGGTGGCGGCGTCGCAGGGCTGACCGGCGACAACGGCAAGCGTTCCGGCGCAGGCGCTGCGGCAACCGGCGGAGTCCACGGCTCAGGCAAGGCGGCAGCCGTGACAGGGGCGGGCGCTGCTGCGGCAACTGGCCGGGCTACCGGCCACGTCGGCGTCCCCGCTACGACGGGCGGCACGAGAGACGACACCGGCACCGCCGCCGGCATGACGGCCTCTCCAGGCAGAACCGTCGCAGGCAAGGGCGCCTGACCTGCCGGTGCGGCATCACGTCCCGGCGTGGCTATCGAGGGCGGCGGCACGAGGCTTGCCGGCATGACGTCCTGCCCCGGCACGGCTGCGGCAGGCAGCTTCACGCCGGTTGGCGGCGTCACCGGCACGTTGGCCGATATTGCCTCCGCGACCTCCGCCGCCGGCTCCTCGGCCGGCTGCTCCGCCACGTCAACAGTGTCGCCGAATGCTTCAGGCGGCCGTATCCCCAGCAGTTTCGGCAGGCTGGCCAAGCCACCCGCCACGGCCCGCGACAACATCGCGATCTCCTCCTCCGCCGCCGCGATGGCCGCCTCGGCGTCGCTCATCAGCAACGCCAGGCCGACCGCGCTCGGCGCATCCACGGCCTCGCCCTGGCCCGCCCCGCCTATTTGCGTCTCGCTCACTTGCCAGGCTCCCAGCGCATTGTTGTGAAGTCGAATTGCCTGCCGTCGAGCGTGCCGAGGGCGATGACCCAGGCGGCACGCTCGTCCTCCGGCAACGAGAAGGCGACGTCGAACGGCACCCCGTTCCGTATCAGGAACAGGCAATCGACCAGATCGGGGTGCCGCGTCAGTTTTTTGCCGCAATCCCCGGCGAGGCAGCGGCGCTCAACGAAGCCGCCACCGCCGCGATGCCGATGTCGCCAAGCCGCGCCACCAGCGCCTCCACCTGCGCTTCCGACGCCGGCGCCGACACCGGCACGTCGTCGATCGCAGTCACGCTGCAGGCCAGCGTGGCCATGCCCATCCATCCGGCATTGCCGACCAGCGCCGCGCCCGCGGCCTTGAACAGCCGCAGCCGGTCAAGCGCGCCCAGCCGCCGCAGCGCCAGCCGGCGGCCCTGCGCGTCGACCACCGCCGTGATCGCCTCGGCGGCGGCGATCAGGCGTGACGAGGGAGTGTCCATCAGACCCGCTTGCGACGGGCGGCGAAGAACTCCAGCCGCTGCTTCACCGCCGCGTCGCCGCGCCAGCTGCCGGCCTGCGCCAGCTTGAACACCACGCTGTCGAACTGGTAGGTGCTGGTGCTGCCATCGGGTTCGGTCACGTACTGGTACAGCGTCGATTGCGTCAACGGGCCGCCGACGTAGAACTGCGCCTCCAGCCGCGCCACGAAGTTCTCCGCCGCCGACGACCCACGCTCGAGGTCGAAGGCGCCGTCCCAGCCTTTCGGCAACTCGGCCGCGAGCTGCACGCCGTCGATGCGGTCGACCCGCACCGCCGCCGTGATCTGACGGCACTCGAAGCCTGTGACATGCGACAGGTCGACCCGACCGAACGGGCTGGTCAGAACCAACTGGCAGTCGCGCCCGACCGAAAATGCATTGTTGGCCATTGCGTGTTCCCCTTATGCCGCGAGCGAGCCAGCGGTGGTCGGCAGCGTCTGCCGCTGCACCTGCACGGTCTGGCCGCCCTCCATGTTGACGATGAAGCGCTCGTTGATCGCCTGGTATTGCACCTGCGCGTCGGACTGCACGTAGCCAAGCGAGGTGCGGCCAGCAGGATTGTTCGAGAGGTCGCAGATCACGCTGAACGGCAGGCTGCCGTCGGTGCTGCCCAGCAAGCCCTGCGACAGCATCGCCTGCAGGAACGACAGCTGCGTGGCACGGATGCGCTGGAACAGCCTGGCATTGATGACCTGTCCGACATACTGGCCCATCCCGGCGGCCAGCGTCGCCGCGAGATAGTTGGTCAGCCGCGTATAGTTGTCGCCGTTCGAGGCCGGGCTGCTGCTCGAGTTGTGGCCGCCGCGCACGCCCCAGAACGAGCCGGCCGGCTGCGGGTTGGCGATCAGGTCGACCCCCGCCTGCAGCAGCACCGACAGCTCGGCCGAGGAATACGTGCTCGCCCCGCCGCTGCCCGGCTGACCGGAGCGCTGGCTGGCGACCACGCCATAGAGCGGCTTGTTCAGGCTGCTCTGTTCGGGCGACAAATTGGCCAGCCGGCCCGCGACGAAGCCTTGCGCGCTGACCAGGCGGATCGTCGCGTTGACTTGGTCGCTCCACCACAGCCAGTCGCCGAACATCAGCTTCGTGGCATAGGAATCGAGGCCGGCGGCCTGCATAACCGACACGGCATTGGCGATGGTGTCGCCGGGCGGTCCGGTCAAGATCATGTACACGCCCTCGGACAACCCGAACTGGGCCTGCACCGTCCACTGCGCCGCATCGTCGCTGTCGGCCAACAGGCCGATGCTGCAGCCTTGGCCGCGCAGCGCGTACATCCCGCGCCGCGTCGCGGCATCCACGCCCACCAGCTTCGCGGAAGTCAAGCCGTCGGCGCCGTCGCTGCCCGGTGTGCCGCTGCCAAAACCGATGCCGAACGTTGTCGGCACGACCGAGGTGGTGCCGGCGTTGACCAGCACGATCTGCGACGGGCCACGCTGCGGTCCCTGCCCCAGGTTGACGGCCGCCGCCAGCGCCGCCCAGAACCCTGACCCGGTATCGACGATGTTGTCGAACACCTCGATCGGGCAACCCGGCAGCGACACCGTCAATCGCCAGCTTCCGGCGCGGCTGCCGGTGCCAAGCACGACGCCGATCTGGTTGCCGAGGCTGCCGGTGTACAGCGCGGTGAGCACCACCGCCGTCCCCGGCACCGTCTGCGTCGCGGCGGTGTCGGTGCCGTCGCTCGCACGCACGCAGCGGAAGTTGCTGGCGCCCTGCTGCACTGCGCAAGCCACGTGAGTGCCCATGTCGTATTTGCGCGCCATCAGCGGCCCGAAGCTCGCCGCATAGTCGGACATGGTCGCCACGATCACCGGGCGCCCGACCGGCCCCCAACTGGCGCTTCCGACCATGCCGACCACGTTGGTGGGCACGCCGTTCAGCACCAAGTTCTGCGGCGGCACGATCTGCACGTACAGATCGGGCACCACCAGCGCCGTGGTGTTTATGCTGCCCTGTTGGACAATCGGCATGGCTATTCTCCTTTGCTGGAACTGTTCACGACAGCAGGTTCCGCTGAGCCAATCCCCCGGCCACGATTTGCATGTCACCAAACAGCAGGCTCGGCAGCGTGGTCGTGAGCGTGGTGGCGAAGTCGACGCTGTAGAGCAGGTCGCGGCGATACAGCGCCGCGTCCTGGGCACGGTCGGACGGCAGCGACGCCACGTAGCAGAGCCACCCGGCGCTCCCGTCCGGCAGGCCGATGAAGTCGATCGCCGACAGTGCGCCGTCGATCGCAGCGGCGGCGACGTCGCGCAAGGCCGGCCCAGGGCACCAGCACACCACGCGGACCGCAATGCGCTGCCGCCGCGTCTCGCGCATCCCGGTCTGGTCGGCGACGACGCGGGCAATCAACCGGATCGCGCCCGGCACCAGGATCGTGGCGCCGCTTGCGGCGGCGGCGCGAACCGGCTGCAACACCCGCGCGAGCGCCGACGCCACGCTGGCCGGCGTATCGCCCGCCACCGTGCGGTGCACCGCCGCCACCGCATCGACCAGCACTCCCGCCAGTTGACCGACGTCGGCGCTGCCGGAAAAAATTGCAGCCTGCCACACGACATTCGCGAACAGCGTGACCGCTCGCGGCCGCGCCACGATCCACTCGTCGGGGTAGCGCGTGGTGACGCGCTGCTGGCCCGCCTCGACGCTCACGCTGACCCGCACTCGGCCGGCCAGCAGATCGGCGTCGAGTCCGGCGGCATCGGGCCAGCCGCAATGGATGTGACAGGGCGGCCCGACGACGCTGGCAGCCGCGGTTCCGCGGGGATACAGCACCCCGGCGACAATCGCCGCCAGAGCCCGTTCGACGTCCGACTGATCCGCCATCAGCTTGCCGCCTGGCGCACGTAAAGCCGCCAGCCCAGCTCGGTCAATTCGGCCGCCGCGACCACGCCGGCGCAGCCGAGGTCGTCGGTCAGCAGGTCGCCGCTGCGGATCGCCACATCGGCCAACGCCGGCAGCAGCACGCTCCAGCCGCCAACCCCCGCGTCGCCCGGCAGTTCGGCGCGCTCCATGCCGCTGCCGGCCGCCAGCACGCTCGCCGGCCACCGGCTCAACACCAGCGCCGCCGACGCCCGCTGCAGGCCACCGTAGCCGCTAAGTCCGACCGCGCGCGGCTGCCCCGCACGCATCACGCTCATCACCCGGGTCGCCCGCACGCACAGCACCGGCAGCAGCGGCGCCTGGCTCACGATGAACCAAGTGGCATCGGCCGCTTGTAGGTAATCGCCGGCCCGCGTGTAGCCGGCATCGAACACCCCGGTGTGCAGCGGGTGGCCGTAGCCCATGCCGTGCTGGCGCAGCGGCTCGAAATGTGCCGGCAGCCGCAGCAGCAGGTTGCGCGGGCGGATCGCCGGGCCGCCATCGATCGGCCGGTGCAGCGCGCACGCGGCCCCCAGATGACGGGCCGCGACGCCGTTGCCGTAGCAGATCGCGTCGTTGATGCGGACCCGCTCCATCACACCACCATCACGATGCCGCGCTCGCCCAGCGCCGGGCCGGCGGGAATGCCCAGGAAACCGCACAGGCGGCGGCGCCAGTCGTCGAACAGCGCCGCCCGGTCGCGGGTCTCCTGCGGATTGCGCGTCCACACCGCCGCCTGCTCGGTGTCCAGCCGCGCCGCCGTTGCGGGAATGTCCGCCTCCAGCGACGCCAACTGCACGAGGTAGCCACGCACCACGGCCTCCTCGACGGCGGCCAGGTTCTGCACGCGGTATTCCAGCAACCCGTACGCCTGGAAGAACCGCCAGCCCTGAAACCCCGAAGCGCCGACGCCGTAGGCGGGATAGCCGCAATGACGCCGGATGTCGGTCCGCTCGCTTGCCGAGAAGGCCATGTGTCAGTCTCCCGAGTTGCGCGACCGCCTCACGTTCAGCCCATGTGCTCGACCATCACCGCGCGCTTGAACGCGGAGTTGGTTGCGGTCGGGATGGTGCTCGGGTTGGTGGTGACGTCGGACGGCGTGCAGAAGCCGCCGATCCAGTACCAGCTCTGCGCGATGATCTGCTGCAGCCGGTCGATCGGCTCGCGCGTCACCATCGCCACGT